ATCCTTTGGCTACTTTGATTACAGGATCTGTTGCAGGCAGTCAATTTGATAACAGTACAACAACTTACCTTACAACGAGTTTTGTTTTTGCAATCAATAACACGGTGTATTTTATTTCAACGCTAGTGCTTTTTGTTACTCTGTTTGCTATTTGGAAGAATAAAATTCAAGAATTTCTGGCTGCATCTACTGCGCTGTTATTGCTTGTGATAATTGCACATCCTCAACAGGCATTTGCATATGCTGATACTGTTGACAAGACAGAAGCATATACAATTCTTCCTAATGAATCAGCATTCTGGATTCCAGATGTTGGTGCAAACAAAGATACTCAAGCCAAGTTTGATTCTGAATCATATTTGAGTGATAATAAGATTGCTGCAAAGCGTTTTATTGTTCCTCATGCTAAGTTGAGTAATTCAGGCGGCTTTTTGAATTGGGACTTTTATGTACCTACAGGTCGTTTGATTATTGTTGATCGTACCCCCTACTCTCGTGAATGGGTAAAGTCTGCTAATCGTGGAACTGCTTCTTCAGATCAATCATTTCCTTGTCAATCAAAGGAAGGTTTGAATATTACAGCAGGTGTTTCTATTGGCGCATCTGTATCAGAAGTTGATGCGGCTAAGTTTCTTTACCGCTTTGGTGTAGTTCCACAACAAGGTAATCGTAATGATCCACAAGTAATCTTTACATCTGTTTATTATGGGCGTTCATTGGCTAATGTTATGGATGATGTAGGCCGTAAGAAGGTTCAGACACTTGTTTGTGCTGAAATCGGCAAACGTACATTTGATCAGGCTAATGAAGATATGGTACCTATGATGGAAAGTATTCAAAAGAGCGTAAAAGAATACTTTGCTTCTGTTGGTATTACTCTAGACTTTATTGGATGGGCAGATACGTTTGAGTTTGATCAATCAGTTCAGAAAGCTGTTAACGATCGTTATATTGCTACTAAGCTTGCTTCTGCACTTCCTATTCTTCAGGCAGTTGCTGGTCTTAAGGTACAAGAAGGTCTTGGTTCAGGTTTGGATAAGCATGGATTGCCTATTGTAGTCACTCCACAAATGATTGATGCATTGATTGGATTAGCTCCTAAGGCACCATTACCGGAGGTGAAACAATGAATCGTCGTAGTTTCTTTGCATTCCTACCTGTAGCTCCTCTTGCTTTGGTTGCTGAAGGAGCAAGAGCAGCAACAGCAGATGGTGTACCTTTAGATACTGCTTTTAGTATAACTCTTAATGGTGCATCTAAAGTTGATACTACAGAAATGAAGAAGACACAATTTGATAATCCTGATCAATATAAAATATCATTAGTGAGAATGCATCAACCAGATCCTAATAAAGCAGTAACAATGGCAGTAGGTGATGATGGCGATCTTTGGTTAAAACGTAAAGATGGTCAATGGAGAAAGGTAGTAACAGAATGAATGAAGAATTTGAAGTTCCAAAAGAAACACCAGAAAGTATTGCTCGTCGCGAGAAAGCAGATCGTATTTGGAATCGTCAATGGGCTTTAGATAAGTCTATTGAATGGTGTAAGCATATTAATGAACTTGTAGCATCACCAGGCAATGAGGTGAACGGCGTTATTATGACAAGTGAACAAGTATGTCAAATGGCAGATATATTTAATACTTGGCTTTATAAAAAATAATTTAAATAAAGAAAAAGGCCCCTTTCGGGGCCTTTTTTAGTTCGACCGGTTAACCCGGTTCTTCTATTAGAAGATGTTTTGGATGATTGTTCTACGATAGTAGCTGTTAGTAGAAGCAGATAGTGTACCGTCTGAAAGATTTGGTGAACCTTGTTGTGAACGAGCAAATGGATTTGCTACCATTCCATAACGAGTCTTAAATCCAATCTTTGGTTGGAAGTCTGCTTGACCAACTGCACGAACCATTTGTAGTGGAACGTATGGGCAATAGAAGATACCTGCATCGAATGCATTAGCACCCTTATAGCCAACAGTCATATAGTTACCAGTTGTATATGGATCAACATATACTCTGAAGCGTCCGTTTAGAACACCAGCGAATGTATTGCCAGTATCATCAACTTGTAGGTTGTTAGAAGCAAGAGCAGGTGTATAGTCAAGTACGCCAGCCATCTGAAGAGCAGATGCAACATCTGAAGAGCAGATAACTAGGTTACCCTTACCACGACGTGTGTCTTTTGAGATCTTGTTAGCTTCTCTTTCAAGTTGGAACATAAGACCCTTGAACTTTTCAACTGACCAGCGGCCGTTTGAATCAGTATCAAGATCGAAGATACCAGCTTGTGTAGTACCGTCTGTAGCACCTTGACGTGCAGTAATGTTAATAGCACGAATAACTTCACGATTGATTTCAGCAAGAATTTCAGACTGAAGAATGTTTGACAATTCAGTCTCAGCATCCAATCCATGGATAGCCTTTAGATCTTGTGCCAATTCAATAGTGTATTCTGCCTTTAGAGCACGTGATACTGCAGTTACAGAAACCTTATCAATTGAGAAGGCCATTTCTGGGAATGTAGTACCTGTACCAAAAGCTTCTGCTGTTGATGTAGGAGCACCAGCTTGATAGTTGTATGAACCAACACCGCCAGTGTTGTCAGGTGTTGAACCAACGTTGTTAGCACCAATGCCTGAACCAGTACCTTGACCAAATACGCCAGTGCCATTGAAGCCAGATGACATACCAGTGTTAACTTCGTCATAGAATGTTTCTGAACCTTTTGCAGTTGAGTTTGCATATTGTGAACGCATAGCAAAGATAAGTCCAGTTGGACCAGTCATTGGTTGAACACCGCAAACGTCATAAGCAATAAGATTAGGCATTGCACGACGAATCAATGAGATAAGGATTGGATCGTAACCAGCAACGCCTGAGCCGCCAGCTGAACCATAACCGCCAGTACCAACAGCATTGATACCAGTTTCGTTAAGAGATGTAATACCGTTATAAGAACCACGTGCCATTGCTTCAGAACGCATTTCCTTTTCAGTATTTTCTAGAAGTGTAGCAATTACTGAACGCTTGTGGGCGTCAGCAATTCTTGGAAGATCTGAGTGCTCAAGCACTGGCTTCCACTTTGCAACTAATTCTTCATTTAAACCGTTCATTTGTCTTTCTCCTTTAGAGTGTTTATTAACTTATTTATTAAATTTTATCTTTTAAGAGTTCTTGAGATTGAAGAAACATAGCTTTGCATATTAGGATCAAGTGAAGGCTCCTTTACAGGCTCTTCAACAGTTTCGCTAAGAAGCTGATCCTGAGCAACTCTTACTTCCTGAGCCTTTGGGAAATATGTTTCTTTAATGATAGCAATCTTTTTGCGAAATTCATCAGCATCATTATAGCTAACAGCCTCAGTAAGCTTAAAGAACTTGTCTTTCTGAGTATCTGTCATTCCTTCTGCCATTGAACTAGCAATTTCTGCTACGTTCTTTTCATTAACAACCTTTGATAATTCAATATTCTTTTCAGTTGTTTCATTCAAACGAGCTTTAATTTCTTCTAGTTCAGAAGTTAATGCTTCTACAACATCAACCTTATCTTCAGGAATATTTACATAATGATCTTCAAATACATTCTTCAAACTAGCAATAAATGATTCTGCCATCTCAGTGCGAATATTATTAGTAATAGCTAGTTTGTTTTCTGTCATCCATTCAGCAACAGCATAATTTAGGTAGTTATCAATATTTTCTACCATTTCATTCTTAATTTCGGTTACAGACTCTTCAAGAGCTTGTTCATATTGCTCTGATAGATTGTTTTGAAGTGTCTCATAATTTTCTTCAATCTTAGCAACTTCTAAGTTTACTCTAGTTGAAACTGCTGCTTCAAATAGTGTAGAAACTTTAACTCTAAAATCTTCAGAAAGGTCATCTGAATCTCCGAAAATCATTTCTAGATCTTCTTTGATTGATGGCATTGGATCTGCATGCTTACCAGATGATTTAATTGATGCCATATTCTTAGCAGAATTATCACCAGCACCGTTTTCTGCACCTTTATTGTTGTTAGCAATTTCATCATTAGTAGGTACATGATCGTTTTCAGCTGGCTCACCGCCAATGCTAGCAATAAAGGCAGCAAGATCTTCTTTGCTTGCTTTTGCAGCATAGTCTACCATCTTTGCCATAAGCTCTGAACGTGACACTTCAGTTGGCTTTGCTTGAATTGTGGACATATTTGAAGCAGCATCTGCTTCATTTACATCTACTTGATTATTTACATTATCCATTAGAATCTCCTGTGTTATATGAACTATTTATGCAAATTATAATTTTGAAAGAAAATGTTGGAAAACTCTAATCTTAGCTTCAGCTAATTCAGATTTAGATGCTTTCTTAATTACTTCTTTATGAACTTCTGCAACCTGTACAAGCTCTTCTGCTTTTTGAGGAGCAGCAGCCTTTAATACACCATTGTTCCAAACCCACTCAACGCCTTCCATAACACCATTAACGTAAGCGTCTGGAGCGGAAGGATCAGCAACAATGTCTGCAGCTGTAGCAAGATAAAAATCATCTTGAACTACATTTACACCATTTACTTCTTTTAAAGAGCCCATACCACGAGAAGAAACACCTAGTCTGGCACCTTCTGACATAAGGTTTTTTACAATCTGTCCATATGGTGTATCCATAATCTTAGCTTTACCAATGAAGTTATTACCTTCTCTTCTAAGAGACTTAATCATCATACAAACGCGCTCTAAATTGATAGATGGACCTGATGGATGACCTAGTTCACCATAAGCACGCCCTGCATCAATATTTTCTTTATGATAGCGATTGACTTCTTTTTCAAGAATTTCAGGATCATACATTCTGCCATTACGGTTTACAAGACCTCCTTGAAGGAATATACCTTCAATATAAAGGTTCTTTTTACCTTCAGCGCTATCTTCAGCAATGTATTTTAATTCTTCATTTACTTCAGTAATAAGTTTCATTTGTATTATCCTTTTGGCCAAGCAATTGCGCAGGCATACATACTGTTTCCAATAACTAAATCAGTATTTGCCTTTTGTACAATCACACTTTCTAGAGGTGCCATTGGCAAATCTGCGTATTGAGTACCATTAGCATATTTAAATACTAAAGTTGCATATGTAGTTGTAGATGAATTAACAACTTTCAACAAAGTTGCTCCATTCATATTATTGGCTGTTGAATCAATATTGATAGTATTTGCCAATGGCTTTATTACAGTACTCATATTAAAATCCTTGATCCTTAGCAAAATTAATTAAATCTAATAATCCATCTTCAGAAGAAATTAGATCTAAAAACAATTCTTGATTGTTTTCTGATAAATTTAAGTATAAATTATTTAGTGAATTTTCAATTTCTAGGTCAAGATTTTCAATTTTTATATCTTTTCTTGCTTTTTTTCTTACTACCAATTTACCATTCTCAATATAAGCTTTTTCTGGACCTGTATCTGACATTTCTACAGCTTCAGCTTTCATCTTGCCAAGTGATACTTTAGGGCGAGCTGAATCTTCTACTGCTTTACCAGATGTAACAGTATCCATAAATCTCTTATGAGAATGACTTAGACTTGATTGAAGTTTTTCTCTATCAGCAGGTTTTGGAGTATTAGCTAACATAGAAAGTGCTTTATTGACATGCTTTACATGCACGTTTTTCTTTTCACCATTACCAAATATTAGATGATGAGTGTCACCTACAGGTTTCTTTCTCATTTGGTTAACAATGTTCTTATCTGCTTCTTGATCGGAGCTTTCTCCTGCAGAAGATTTAGTTTGTGCAGCATGCCATGCTTTAGAACCTTCTTTAGGAGGACGTCCACGACCTTCTGCTAATTCTTCGGTTGAATTTTCGTAAGATTCTTTTTGAGCTGCATAGTAAGCCCCTAAAGCCATCTTACGACGTTCTTCTTTAGTTTTATCTTTAAACTTAGGATTATCAGATTGAACAAAATCGTCAATCCACTTACCAACAGGATCAGATGCTTTTAATACTTCAGTAAGATCTACTTCTTCAGAATATGCAGCTTTTACTTTTTTAGATGCATCTTTTACATCTTTTACTGTATTTTTAACGCCACTAGCTACTGAATGAACTGCATTTACTGCGCCCATTGCAACTCTACCGGCTGTTTTAACCGGTACACCAACAGCATGCTTAACTAATGAAGCAGTACCTTTTACAATACCTTCATTAGTCTCTACTTCTTCTTTTTGCATTTCTTTACGTTTAGCTTTAATTGCTTTAATGGTATTAAGATATTTGTGTTCCATCTTATTCTCCCATTTCTGTATTCATGATAGAATCAAGACGAGCTTTTTCTTCATCAGAAAGAATACTTTCATCCATCTTAATATGTTCTTTTGGTGTTTTCATTTTAGTATGCATAGTGTACTTCATTTTTGGCTTTAATTTATGAAGAGCCTGTTTAGCCATATTCATAGCATGACTCTTAATAACAGAAGCTTCTTTCATTTCATTTTTAGCCATATGACCGCATTCATCGCAAACCATTTTACCTTTTTCTTCTTTATAATGACCATCATTACATTCAGAACATTCTTTACCTAGCATAGAAGCTTCTGGAAGAATTTTTTGTCCAGCTTCTTTTTTCTTTACTGCTACAATTTTATCAGCATGTGTAATTTTATCATAAGGAGGAGCTAGTTTAGCAAACTTCTTTAATTTCTCATCTGAAAGTTTTTCATCTACTACATCTGTTTCTTCTTTAGTAATAACTGAAGCACCTTCTGAAGGACTCATAGTTCCAGCTACTGGCACATCTTTCATCATTTTTTTCTTTTGTGAAGGAGTAGTTTCTTCACTAGACATAAAAGGATTAGACATAGAAGGCATAGGAGCAACTCTTTGATCAGAAGGCACACCTGCATCATCAGAATATAACATATAGTCATGTACACCACAAACCATAGACTTTGCTACTGCAATTTTAGATTGTACCCATGGTTCAATGTGCATGTTTGATGGCATATTATCTAAAAGACTTTGTGCATCATTAATAATTGCTCTAAGTTCAGTTCTTACCATTGATACTTCTTCTGGTGTATCATCATAATCTTCATTTACTGATTCACTATAAGAATGCATCATATTTCCAGATAATTTTTTAGCAAATTTATGAGCGACTGGCTTAGCACCTTGTGGGCCATAAGTTCTAACTGACATAATTGGGTTGCCTGTCTTTTTATTTAAATCTGATTGATACACTGCTACCTTACCATGTGATGGATGCTCAAAATGATGAGTCTGTCCATATTCACCGGCATGTGATACTTGATGTGAAATGCCATGCTTCTTAAGTACTTCTGGATGTACTTCAATATGATGAAGGTCGCCTTTTTCAGTATGACCGCCTTGATTATAATTACCAGCAGGCAAATTCTTTTCAGTCCAAGCGGCTTCGTCAAGAAGCTCAATTTCTTCTTTCATTACACCTTTATATTTTGTATCACTAATTTTATAGCCTTTTTTAGGTGAATATTTAAATTGAGCATCAGTCATTGCTTTATGTTTATCTTTTGCTTGAATTTTTTCTTTATGAACTTCTACAGGTCCGCCATCTTTAGAAGCATGAACATGTATAATATGTGTTTGCATATCACTATGAAATGGCTTGTTAGAAGCTAATTTATACATCTTTTCTCTTTTATGAAATGATGTTTGATTATTTGATCTAAAATAATTTTCATCTGTAGTTTCTACTTCTTCAGAATGTACTTGTCTATTTGAAGATGCTCTAGATGATAAAGAAGAATTTCTTTTGCCTTCTGCAGCAGCTTTTCTTTGTTTTTCTTTTCTCATCATATCTGAAATGTTTGATGAACCAAAAGATGCTTTATGTTGACTATCTTTATGTGTTTTATCGATCATAGAACCCATTGCTTCTTTTACATTAGCAGTTTCATAACCATTATTTGTTTCTTTATCGTCTAACTTTAATGTCTTATCATAAGCAGTACGATCTTCGCCTGGCTTATATGAGTTAAGATATTTGTTGTCATATGGTTTTGTTGAACCGTTAAAAACATGGTCTTGATCAGTAACCCCAGGAACCAAGTTCTTATGGTCAACTGCCTTGTGAAGGGCTTTGAAATTTTTCTCACCCTGAGATTGTGGTTGTTCTACTTCAAACAACTTACTCTTGATTATTTGCTTCAAATTCATCGGCATCTTCTGGGGTTCCTTCGTTATCTGTGTTATCTTGTGTATCTAAATCTGAATCGCCGTCTAGAGGTTCATTATTAGGATCACCATCAGTACTACCATAAATTGAAGCAGCAACATCCATGAATGTATCATCCATTCTTTCTGCTACTTTTGCTGTCATAATATCATCTAATGCAGGCTTAAGATTTACCGCATCTTTATTCCAAGCATGAACTAAAAGATCTTCTATATCCGCCATAATTACCTCCAAAAATCTATAATATATTTATAAAATTATTAAATTATCTACCAGCACCATCTACAGTTGGTACTGCTGAACTTGTTACATGTATTTTAATGTTGTTATTAGCATTAGCAGGCTGTTCAGCTGGTTGTGTTTCTACGTCTGGCTCGGGCTGATTAGATACCTCTGCTTCTATTTGAGCCATCATATCTTCTATGTCTTTATCTGTTTGATGAAGTATATTTTTTCTTACCCATTCTTCAGAAAAATACTTACCAATAAAAGGCTGTATTTCTGTTAGATTAGCTAATCTACTTTGTAATATTTCTGTATCTTTAAATTCTTCAAAATGACTATCTATTGCAAAATCAAAATTAATTTGATTAGATAATTCATTCCAATCATTTTCAGATACTATTCCTTTAAGAATTAATTGCTTTTCTAATGATTTCATTAAAAGATGAGAGAATCTTTTTCTCAGACGTCCTACAAACTTAACAAACTTTACTTCATCTCTAGAAATTTCAGTAGCTTTTCCTAAACTGAATACTTCAGAAGATGATTGAAGACGCGATACAGGAACGTTAAGAGATTGATATAACTTCTGTTGAAAGTATGTAACGTCTGCCATCTCACCTAAATTTTGACCTGCTGGAAGAGTAGTAATTTCTGTACCACGATTACCTTCTCTTCTTGGCAACCAATAATCTTCTAGCATCGTCATATATTTACGATCATCACGAACTTCACCGGTAGTAGCATCATAGACTAAACGATTCTTATGTTTAGTCATCATGTCTCTCATATATTGTTCAGCTTTAATCTTAGGAAGATTGCCAACATCAATATAAAAAATACGACGCTCTGGAGCACGTGAGATGCGGTAAATAACGGTTGCATCTTCTAATGTACGTAATTGATTAAGAGGGCGAATAGCTTTTTGAAGGTATGAATAAACAAATGCGTTGTTTTTATCCATTAAACCAGATGTAACATGAATAATAGAGTCTGCAGCAATTTTTACGCCATTAACAGCGCCTGCATCCATTGGAAGACCTGCATTACCACCAGCAGGTAAAAAATTACGCTCATTATATACATAATACTCGCGATTAGCATAAGCAACCGTAGTATCACCTTTAGTTTTCTTTTTAATTTCTCTTATCTTACGAATTTTT